AGGCTGCTATGGAGGTTTTGCTGCTGGTGTCGGCCCATGTTCCATCGCATTAGCGTAGGATTTGACAACAGACTCAGGGCGGGGATTGAAGGGGCGCTGAGGAAGGCGGCGGCGTGGAACAGTGGGTCTCCTGGCAATAAGAGGCAGAGGGATCGGACGAGGCGGTGGTAGTTAGAGGCTGAATGATTTTCCATTTCGGTTCCCCAACCTGTACGGGCGGTAGGGGGTCAGCATGACTACCATCGTCAAGACATCACCTCAGCTTTATGCTGGGCACTGTTATAAGGCAATAAGAGCGGGATGTGGCAGGAAGCGACTAACGCGCTGTAGTTTTGTGAAGGAGGGAGTGGCGTCATCGTATACCCCTTCAAGTAAACGCTGACGACCGGGCTCTACACCAAAAGCCCGGAAGAATGAAACACGAGTGGAGTCTGCGACCGGGAGAACCTTGGCGTGCATGCCGCGCGCCAGGTTCATCATCCCCGTAACATCCCCATCGTTCTTAGCCCGGCCCACGCCTGCGCCACGGCCAAGATAACTGTAGAAAGACTGGTACATTGGTAACCCGCTTGTAAGTGATGCTCCGCAATCCGCGATGGCTGCCCGGAACATGTTCCAGGAGCGTTCACCGTCAATCGGTTTTGTGCTCACCAAGTCTTTCGCCAATGTGTTTTCAAGGTTGCGTACCATGCGCCAACTGCCGTCGACGCATACTGGGTGTGATTGACAAAACTCGATCTCCTCGAGAGTGTAAACCGGGGTTTCCATTTCCATTCCAAACCCAAGCTCCACACAGAAGCTGGGAAAGAATGAAACGACATAGTGTTCGTTGCAACGCTCCACGACGATAACACAATCATCGCCGTTGTTGGCCAACCTCCACTTCATCTTCAACCCCTTTGTCCTCCTCAGCCACCTGAAGAAGGCAAACACAATGCAACACATGATTACAACATTTCCAGATCCTGTGTTCATATCTCCACTCATCCTACTCCCTTCAACTCTGTACTGGATGCAGCCATCAGGGACTCTCACAAAGCCCCGATTTTTGATCTGCCAACCGAGAAGTTTGGCCAAGTTAGGGTCGTTGTCATAGACGTGCAGGTAAACCGAGTGCTCTCCACGGAGAGCATCCGGTGAGACTGACTGGTCGAACCTAGTGGCATCACAGCCAATAGCCGACGGATCGTCAAACTCATCCCACATTTCCTTAAACGCCTCCCCACTCTCGTCCGCATTTCTACCTTTCATCACGG